CCGCATTGCTCATGAAGCGCAGCGGCACGAGGCCCCACTGCTTGCGCGAGGCGCTGTACGCCATTGTTAAGTCGTTGTCCGGGTCGCACACGGTGTGTGTCGGGAGCCCGGTAGTTGCGTCGATAAAATCCATATCTTCTAATATTTAAGTAGTTAATTTGTTATTTCTTCCAATGCTTGGACGAACCAGCGCACATAACCGCCGGAGTTAACGCCGTACACCTTGAAGGTGCCGCAGTCCAGACTCACGTTTACACCTGCGTATGCCACGCCATTCAACACGTCAGCAGACGTGTAAATTGCAGCCGCCACACTTTTGCCATTAACGTTAGTTACTTGATTCGTGATAAGTGTGACGCCGCTATCACTTCTTGAGACTAGCGGGGCAATAATCAAGACCTCCATAAACTCACCTTCGTCCAGCGATGGAAGTTCCACATAATTATTGCCATAAACCACCGACCCATTCAACAGTGTAGCCTTTTCGTCCGTATTTACAACCCCGCTATGAAGAGTTCGGCGCTGCACGGAGGTTGTTATCTCTCCTGATACTTTGACGTTCTTGAACGAGCCGTTCTCTGCATCGCAGTCTGTGAACTTCCCGTTCTTGAAGGTCCCCGTGGTGGCATTAACCTCACCGGTGAACTCCCCGCTCGTGGCAACAACCTTCCCCTTGATGTACACCTTGCGTGCATACATCTCACCCGTCTTGAAATTGATAAACAGATAGGGTAAGAAGTCGTTGATGTCTTCGATGTATTGCGGCACCTCAGAGGCCTCAGTATACTCCTTATCGCTACCTTTATTGGCGCTGTCGCCATACTGAGAGAACATACAGTCTCCGTAGTACACCGCCCCACCGATGCGCGCCAGGTCAGCCACCAGAGCGTTAACGAGCAAAAACTGATAGTTCTCCATGTGTTGCCACACGTCGCTTGAACTCTTCGAAGGCTGTTCGTCTACACTCTCACCATCCTTCACCAGCACATAATACTGCCCGTTATCATAGACGTAAGGCGTCGTCCGTGCCGTTGGAGTGTACGTCACACCCCCGGTCCACACGCCGGCAGGATAGGGCAATTTCCCCGTCGTTCCGGATTCTCCATACACTCCCGCGGAATAGGGCCCTATCAATTGCGGCTCCGACTCAGTGTAGACGACCAATCGGCACGCCCACAGATAGCGCGTTTCTGCCGTCACCTGCGGTATTGTTGTTACCCACGTGTCCTCATTGCCATCTTCGTCCAGCACGATATAGCCGACCACCTTGTTACTCCGTTTGAGCTCAGCAATCTGAGCCGTCGGCGCCTCTGACGTTGTGGTCACAGCGAAGTAGGTTGTCTCCGACTGAATGCCGTTGCCGTCATCACCTTTGTCGCCTTGGTCGCCCTTTTCACCAGGGTCTCCCTGATCTCCCTTCTCGCCTTGGTCACCCTTCTCGCCATAGGTACCGATAACTTCCGGACCGATAATTTCCTTGGTTCCGTCCGTCCAGACTCTATACACACCTTTCCAATGATAAGGCTTCTCGGCGGTGGGTGTCTGCGGAGTTTTGCTCCATGTAGCCGCTTGCATCATGAGCGTGCCGCCGGAGAGTTGAAACGCCGGGTGACTGGTACCGCTCTTGTAGATACAATAGTAGCATATCTCACTCTTGATACCTAGACCGTCATCCCCCTTTTCACCGGGGTCGCCCTGGTCGCCCTTTTCACCCTGTTCACCCTGTTCACCGGGTTCACCTTGGTCGCCCTTAGCGCCGGGAGTTCCCGGAGTTCCTTGGTCACCCTTGTCTCCTTTATCTCCCTTCTCGCCCTGCGCCCCGTCCTCCGGAGCATACAGCAGGGTCTCCATGCTGACAATCTTCATAGCGGTGCCTCCTTATGCTTTAGTTGCTGTCACACGTACGTTCAGTCCGTCATACTTCTTAACCAGGGCGTAGTCCACGCTCAGCGTCGTACTCCCGTTGTTGGAGGTTATAGTTCCGCCGTCGACGACGTTACCCTCATTATCAGTCAGCGTGAACGCGAACGTCCACCCCGACTGCACCGTCTTATCCTTGCGGCTCAACACCTTGGGCGTATAGCTCGTTGTGTCGCCTACGCTCAGAATCGTCGAGCCCGAACGCCCCATGTCGATATAATACACATCCTGCACGTCCGTCACCTGAATACCCTTCCTATACGTGCTGCCGTTATAGGTCGTCTGCGCGAAGTACTCCTCCATGCCGTCCACAGCTGCCTCCATCAGCGTCAACTGATTGCCGTTCGTGCCGCCAATTGCCCACACATTAGAATCACCATCGTCCACCTCGACCTTCTTTAATCCGGTGGTAGTCTGTCTATACCATTCCCACGACAGAGCATCAGTGACACTCTCGCCGTTCTTCTGAAGGGCCGCCGTGAGGACCAGCTTCTCCGTCTCGTCATCAATCACCGAGTCGCCGGACCCGTCGTCGCCTTCGCAGCTGATCAGTACCTCGTAGGCCTCGCCCGTCGTCACCTTCACACCGATGGTGGCGTGACAGGTCACGGTCAGCCCGTTGTATGTGAACTTGCAATAGATAGTCACGTCGTTCGGCGAATCTGCCGACGCTAGGTTGCCTACCACCTTTAGGGCCGGATACGTCTTCCCGCTCATAGTCACAGTGGTCGCTTCAAACAGAGCGTTCTTCGACTTCCCGCCCGCGCTAGCCAACAGGGCGTTTGCCTCACTCTCGGGACTATTCAGATACCACTGCCATGTGCCCACGCCGTTTGCATCCTTCTCTGGGACAATGAACTGTCCCAGGCTGCTCGAGTAGCACTTTGGCCACAAGACCACCGAGACATCCTTGCTCGTATAGTCCGGCGACACCTTGCCCGTATTCGGGTTATAATACTGCGTCGTGCCGATACCGTTCGACAGCACGAACTCCATTCCGGGGACAATCGTATCTCCGTCCGAGATATAAATCAGGGTTTCAATGTTATTGACTTGCATAATATCACTATATCATTCGTTCTACATCCATTTATTTCAGGGCGAAACGTTCTCGCGCCTCACGCAGCGTCAGCACCTCCGCGCCTTCAGCCACAGCCCGCTCGATGCCGTACCCCTGCAGGTCCACACTGCTCAGCAAGTATCTCCCCGCCTCGTCCCGCCGACGTATCTTCGTCAGCTTCAGTGCCTCGGCCGTTGCCGCCGACACTGCATACATCTTGATTTCAATCATAGCTTGTATCTTTTTAAGGGTTACTCCTCCGGCACCTGCATCACTACCACGGCGCCCTCTACCATGAGCACTTTCCCATCCAGCATTACCGGCCTCAGGGCGCTGCGCGTCGCCACCTTCACGCCGAAGCAGGGCTTCTTCCCACCTGTGCTGCGTACCAGTGCCGCATCCACCGTCACCTTCGTTCCGTAGCCTGTGGTGAGTTGATTCCCCGTTTCGCTGTCCACCAGGACATGCTCAATATCGAAGTATTGCTCCGGATTCTCCACGGCCCCGCGCGTGCCTTGTATCTCCGTCTCGACCTCTATCTGACTGGTCGATGGTCTGATGTAACGTCCGCGTCGGAACATCGGAGCCGACTCACTCCACTGACCATAGTCCCTGCGAATCTTACAGAAAGTCTTCACCGAGGCGCCGTCATAGTTCTTCAGCTTAGCCTTCACCCGCAGGTGCTCCTTATCTATCAGGCGCTGATCTATGGTCAGCGTCCGCGTTCCCAAACCACCTCGACACCACAAGTCCTCCTCCGTGATGCTGCGCCACGTCTTCGACTCCTGCTCCAGCACCTGCCACTCATACTCCGCCAGGCTGTCCTCGATAGCGTTCTCGCCGTTGTAGAGTTGCACCGTGAGTTCACGTTCCTCTAGCTCCTTCAGCGCGTTGATGCGCACCGGGTTCGCCCAGTTCTGCTCCAGGCGCAGATTCACCTCTTCGCTCAGCGCTGTAGTCAGTTCCACCTGACCGTTGACGCGGAAGTTGTTGCCCGTTCTCGGGTCCGTGTAGACCGCCTCGAAGTACAGCGGCACCTGCTCCGTTGAGTCCACATTGGCCGTCACCGTCAGTTCCCCGTGGTCCCCCTCGGTGTAGTCCGCCGTCCCCTTGACGATACGTGTGCCCTCGTCGTTGCGGCCGAAGTACCAGCGGCAGTCATACAGCTCCTCCGTGTGGTCGCCGTTCACAAGGACGCCGTCCGGATCCACAATCTCCAGCCTCGGACGTATCACCAGAGGGAACAACTTGCGGTCGGGGTTCCATTGCCACTCGCCCGTTGTCACCGTCATCAGCTGGCTCACGTCGCCGCCCGTTGTCTCCATGGTCATCATCAAGACCAGCGGGTTGTATATCAGGTATGCGTTCTCCGTCTTCATGTTTTGTATGCTATTTTAAGTTCGTTCTATTCCTGTTCGAAGCCCCTTCTAACTGAGGCCCCATTGCTCTGTCACCTGCTCGTTGTCGAGCGTCACCGTGCATCTGAAGGTCACCTTCCGCGACTCTGTCCAGTCCGAGGGCATATCCTTCGGCGTGACCGACAGAGCCATTCCTACCTCCGCGTGCTCTTGGTTCCATAGCTTATCCTCCTTCTCCTGCGAGCTCTCTCGGGTCCACACCACCTCCGTCACGTCCTCGCTCACGTCTATCTTGCCGTGATACAGTGTCGCCGTCAGCGTGGTGTACTCTTGTCCGAAGCGGAAAAAGTTACCCTTCGAGCTCTCGATCTCCAGCGTGAAGTCCTTGTCGCCGACGACACACGCCCACTCCGTATTGTTCCACCTCGGCTCCTTGCCCACGGTGGCCGCCTCCACGATGCAGCGCCAGCAGCAGTTGCCCCACCACACCTGGTGTTGCACATACCTCCGTTCCGTCTCGCTGTAAGCTTTGAGATATTGCGCCTCGGCGTCCCACAGGCCGAGGTCTACCACCTCGTAGACCGGCTGACCCTGGTAGTCCACACGGTACACATCCTGCACGATGACACCTCGAGCCCATAGGTACGGGTGGTTGTAGTTAATCTGCATCCCGTTGAAGTAGCTCAAGTGCTTCGGGCGCCCTAGGGTCAGATAGTAGTTATTCTCCTCCAGTATAGGCTTCGTCACACCCTCGAGGTACATAATGCAGCCCTCCTCCGTGCTCAGGTACCAGCACGACTGACGGTCCGAGTTCAGGGCATTACCACGCCGACACAGGTTCATGCCCGCTGTAGGCTCGGCGTTCGTGCCCGCCGGAGTCTCATCGTCCGGATACATCACCACCACGGCCGTGTTCTCCGCCGTGTCTACACTCAGTATGCGCAGCCAGCAGGTCTTATACTCACCCTCGGTCAGCAGACTGTTCACTACGCCGTAGACCACATCATGCTCCTTGAAGGCGGTGAAGTCCGTATCCCACCGCTTGCGTAGGCGCACCTTATACGTGCGTTCCTCCTCCAGCGCCTCGACCGTCTCGATGGTGCCGCTTTCCGTGAAGGTATAGTCGCCCTCCATCGCCGTCAGTCGGTTCAAGATGAGCTCCATCACCTTCATGTAGCTGCGCACCTCCAAGCTCTCCACCTGCATGTTGCCCTGAGCGTCCACCCCGGCACCCTTGCCGGCCGACATCGAGCGGATAAAATCTCCGAACTCGGCACCCGCCAGCATCTTCAGCAGGTGACTCGTCGCATCCTCTTGGTCCTTACGCAGGTATCGGTCGTTCACCGGACTGTCCACGTCCAGGTCTCGCGCCGTGTCGGCGTGGGTGGCTTCCTTGGCGTGCGCTGCCTCGTCGGCCTGAGTGGCATGCTCCGCCTCCGTAGCCTCTACCGCGTGTGCAGCCTCATCGGCCGCTGCAGCGTGCTGTGCCTCGTCCGCATACCCGGCCTTAACTTTGTCACTGACGTTGGCCGTCCAGCTGTTACCCTCCGTGTCGGTCACCGTCTCCTGCTTCGACAGGTATAGGTAGCGCTCAGCATCGGTGGCTATCTCGTCCAGCGCCGCCTTGTTGGCGTGCGTGTGCCCGTCACCCTCCGTTGTGCTGCTCCCTCCGGAGCTAACCACGACGGTGCCACCCGTGCCTCCGCTGACGCCCAGTTCCCGCAGGCGTTCGTTGCGAGCCCTGCGCGCCACCCGTCGTTGGCTCCCTGTGTATATGCTTTTCTTGTCCATCGTATTGATATGGCTTTAGTCGTCACTACCCTCGTACTCATCCGGACGCAGTTCCACCATCGTGATCTCCGTCTCGTCCGCCTGCAGATTCTGAACCTCTCCGGTCGGGAGAAAGTAAATCTCCTTGGCGCTATGCTCCGTCCGCAGCCCGAATGGGGCCTCTGTCAGGGCCACCGTTCCCGTCAGTTTCATCTTTCGGTCGGCGAACTGACTGTAGAGGGTGCCAATCAGCAGCTGCTCGGCGCTTGCCGTTCGTCCCGCGCGGGTCATCTCCTTCAGGGGCAGGCCCGTCTCGGCCGACATATAGACAGCCCGCGCCGCAGCGTTCTCTGTCTCCAAAGTGCCGCAGATGGTGTTGAGCTCCAAGTCCTCCTTGGCCCACGCGTTCAGTTCCCCGCTGTAGGTCACGTCGTCCGTATCCACCTCCGACATCTTCGCGTCGTTGTTCACCAGCGTCACCACCGGAGCCTTCACCAGGTGCCACCAGAACAGTTCACTCTCAATTCCGTTCTTCCCCCATACGTCCGAGTATCCAATGGAACCGTCGCTCAACCGTGATTCCTCACAGTGATCCAGAAGCACCCCACTGAAGAGCTCCACTTCCAGGTATCCCGGCTGTGGCGGATAGGGAATAATGGTTCCCGCAGCCTCCGACTCAATATGTTCGATGCCGTCATTCATGCAGGTGCCGTAGTGGATATTCGTCATCCATCCGTTCACAGCCGCCTTGGTTACGTCTGACTGATCGCGCCAGCAGAAGACCATCGACTCGTCCTCGTCCGCACCCTCTACCCATTGGCACAGGAAGTCCTTCAGATTCTCCACGTGCATCAGCACGTTGCCGTCCTTATCCTTCAGCTGGATACGGCCGCGCATCCGCACCATGTTAATCTGTTCCTCGGCCACGTCGCTCACCTCCTTGCAATTGTCATCTCCGCTTCCGAAGAGGTTGTAGCGAGTGTCCAACCGCATCTCTATCTTCACGCGTAGCAGGTACTTCTCCGGCTGCATCAGTTGTTGCATATAGCTCTGATAGCTACGATAGACCAGCTGCCCCGGATAATAGGTCTGCGTGATAACCGTCTCAGTCCTTCCGTTATCGTCACGTCCGCCGTCTCGATCCGCCGTGATGGAGGTTGTCCTATACGGGCTCACCTTCACGCCGTATCCGGTCCACGACGGCTTATCCTTCGTTCCGCCCACGTCCGCACGCCAGTAGATGGCCACGCAGTCCGTTTCCTCACCGCCGTACAGTGGATCTACGTGACACCACCGCGGCTGCGAGGTGAAGGCGTTGCCGTCACCCACCTGCGCCAGCCCCGGCTTCGTATTGAAGTCCCATGTCGTGGTCGTGTACAGCGTAAACTGCACCTTCCCGGTCCGGTTCAGGTCTTCATAATAGCTCCACTTCCGCCCCTCGTCAGAGTCAGCCGTCTCCGAACTTCCGGACGTCACCGTGCCGGGGTAGTCCATGTCGCCCGTCAGCACCTCCTCCGAGGCGTAGGTCGATAGCTCTATCTCCACGTTGTTTACCACCTTGTCGACGCCCAGCGTCTGGTCGTCGCTCATCCACTTCACCTTAGCCGAGGGCAAGTCGTTGTATGCGCTCTCCAGGTCGTAGACGTAGACCACGCCCGCATATTGCACCACCCTGAGCCCCAGCGGCTGCAGTACACCCTCCAGCACCTCCTTCAGCGTCGAGGCTTCGCCTTCTTCGTCGTAGAAGTTGTCGGCGCGCACCGTCAACTGGGCCAGCCCCGTCTCGCCATCCGGCTTGACGCTCGTAGCACACATCTCCTTGAGGTCGGTATATAGGAACCCCGCAGCCTTGATGATGCGCTCCGTCAGCGTCCAACAATTCTCCAGCCCCGAGCCGTCATACTTCAGGCGGTCCAGGATGCCGAGGTCCGAGAAGGTCAACGTCACCTCGTAGTTCTCCGTCGTCGAGTAGGGCTCCTCATAGAACTCCGTGTCCAGCGTGCCGCTCCAATAGAGTTGGCCCCACCGATATACGTCCATGCGCACCGACCCAACCTGCACGGTGTATAGATCCAGGTAAGTTCGGTCGCCGGGGCTCAGCAAGGTCAGCGTGGCGGTCGAACCGCACATCACCTCCTCCTTGCTCGTCTCGCCCCATTCTATCACCAGAGGCTCTTCCGCGGGGAAGCTTAGGTCTTGCACCTCTGCCGCCTCACCGTCAGTCTCCTTCAGAATCTCTATGGTATAGATGACTCCCTCTTGGCTCGCTATCTGGCCTCTGTATATCGTTTGCATCATGTCTATCTAAATTAAACCTATAACTATCTCCGCGCCTGTACCCGTCGTTCTCGGTTCAGTACACCCACCAGTTTACGTCCCCTGATGCCGAACTCCACGCGGCCGCTCATGCCGCCTCCGTCCGTACCGATTATGTCACGAAGCTTCGAAAGCGGAGCCACCACTTCCGGGTTGTTGGCCGCACCGGCATACTCGCCGAAGATACCCAGCGTCGGCCCGTAGGCGATACCGCCGTTTGCGAACTTCGGCAGGGCCAGCATGATGGCCGTCATCGTGGCAATCAAGCCACCCGCGATGGCGATGCCTACAAAGGGAATCGAGGCATGTGCCGCCATGGTCTTCGAGGCTGCTAGAGCGACGTTGGCTGTTGTGTCTACGGCTGCAGCCTCTGCTTCACCCTCCATGAGCCCGGTATTCACGCCTGCGCTCACCGCTGCTGTTCCACTAGCTGTTGCCTGTTCCCCTTGTGCCACAGCATTCGCAGCCGTGGCGGTAGTATTCGCCGCCTGCGCCGAGGTCTGTCCCTCCGTCGCTCCGGTCAGCAGTCTCACCACCTGCACGATACCGCTGATTCCATCGAAGACGCTGATGGCGCCATCCACGACGCCCGTCAGTTTATCCCATGCGTTGCCGTCACCCTTGATAGCATCCGTGATTCCTTCGACGCCACTGCCGACGCTCTTAATCGAGCCCCATGTCCCCTTGAAGGTCACCTGGCTCTTCTTCAGCTGCTTCTCATAACCCTTCCACGCCGAGATATTCTTCTGGACCTGCGTTCGGGTGCTGTCGTCCATGCTGCTGCCCATACTGGAGAGCAGCTCTTCCAACTGCCTGATTTTGCTCTGCACCTCCGACAGGCCGATAAGTTCCAACTTTATCTTCAGGCTTTTGCCGTCGAGTCCGCTCAGGTCGTCCAGCTGCGTCTGCTGCGAAGGCAGGTCGGCCAACTGCTGCAGCGCCTTTCTCTTTGCCTCAATGGCTGTCTTCTGTCGGGCGTAGGCCATCAGCTCTGCGCTCGACGCCGTTTGCATCTTCTCGTCGTAGTAGCTCTCTGCGTCACTCAGTTTCTCCAGTGTGTCGAGAGTCTCTAGCGCTCCGGGCACCACCTTCTCTTCAGCCTTTTTGGCCGCGATTCCGGTCTGTTCGTACTGCGTTTTAAGGTCATTCAAACGGGCTATCTCTTGATTGATCTCCGCCAGGGCTTCACCCGTTGCCGTCTTTCGTCTAGCCTGGTACACCTGCAGGGCCTGTTCCACCTGCTCTATCGTGTCCGTCGAGGCCGGCATCACCAACGCCTTTTCGGTATCTTTGGCTGCTTTCTTGCCTGCGTCACTTGTTTTGCCATACTGTACCTCCATTTGATGCTGCCTGGCTAGCATCTTCGACAGTTTGGCATTCTCCTTCTGGCCCTCTGCGTCGTTCACGCCCATCAGGCTCTCAACCGTCTTCTGCTGCGTCTTGATAGCTTCTCCGAGTTCGGTGTAACTCATCGTCTCCCAGCCTAGGGTTGCATCGGTACTGCCCGCGTCCGCAGACATTTGCTCTTGTGCTGCTTTAGCTTTACCCGTGCAAATGTCCCATTGGGCGTTCAGTTGTTGCAGGTCGTTGCGGAGTTGAGCGTTTGCCTCCTGCAGCTGAGTGAACGCCTCGGTGTTCACCTGCATATCGACGGTCTTCAGCACCCTTTGCCCCGCTGCGTTATATTGTGGCGTCAGTTTCTTCTCAGTTCGGGTTGCCGTCCCGTTTTTGCGCATTTCTTCGGCGCGCTGATACCCCTGTTCCAGTTCGATTTCCTTCTGAGCTATCTGCGTGGCCAAGGTTCTGGCCTGCGCTTCGTAGCCCAACTGCATGCAGTAGGTCTTACTCTTGCTAGTCAGCGTGTCATACCATTCTGCTGCCGTCCGGTGTACGCCGAAGGCCGTGCCGTAGGTGCGGTTCAGTTCCTCTACTTTCGTCTTGTCGCTGCTTTGCGTCTGGATGAGGTGCTGCAGGGCGCTCACCTCCTGGTCAATCTTCGTTCTAACTTCAGCGGCTGTACTGGTGTAGGTTTCGTTCGACTCCTTCAGTACATCCACCTTCTCGGCTGCCTCGTCGGCTTTGTCGCTCATATCAGAGAACAATGCCACGACGGCCGTGATAGCCAGCGCCACCCCCATAGTCAGTGCAGCTTGAAGCGCTATCGTCGATGCAGTCAACGCTTTGGTGCTTGCGGTAGCCACGCCTTGCGCTGCTGCCTGTGTCCGATGAGCCTGTGCCGCTGCGCGGGCTTGAACTGCTTCTTGACTTTCCTCCAGCGTCAGTTGAGATAGCTTTTTCAAGAAAGGTCCAATCTGATTCCATACAGCCCTAAAACTCGAGGCCAGCTGTCCGATCCCCCCAGCTGCGCGGCCTATTTCCGACAACTTCGTCATAGTTTTAGCCAAAGGTTGCACCAGCCCTCCTATCACTTCTTTAATATCTCCGATAGAGTTCTCCAGTTGCTTGAGTTGCCCGGAATCCGTTTTGGCTAGAGCCTCATTCACGCCGCCCACCGACTCCTCCACGACCTCCATCAGCACGGCCGCCCGCTCCGCTTCCGTGCCGGTCTTTAAGATTTTCTCCTGCACCTCTGTGAACGAGTAGCCATAACGACTCAGTGCCGCCGTTTGGCCTTGCATAACCTTACCGAGCATCGTGGCTATCTGGGCCGCACTCTCACCGCTGGCTTCCATGCCGTACTGCTGAGCCACCATGTCGTTCATGACCGGTATCAACTGCTCCAGGCTAGAGCGTTCCTCAAGATAAGTAGCCAACTCCTGTGCGCCGGCTAGCTGCACTTCGTCGCCGACCACGCCCAACTCCTGCTGCGCAGCACACAACCGCTTGATGGCCTCCACGTCAGCATCCGTTGCCCCCATGGTATTCTGCATCACCTGCTTCAGCTTACTCTCCGCCGTTATCTGTGTGCGGTAGGCGTCCGTCAGTTCGCCGAACATGCCGTTCAGTTGGTCAACGGCGCGGTTCATCGTGTCGAAGGCTTGCGCTGCCTGCGACCAGTTCACGACGCTGCGGTTCAACTCGTCGGCTTCCTCCTTGACCTGCTTGATGGCTTCGCGTAGAGATTCTGAATCGACTTCTAATTGCTTAAAACCGCCTTCATCCGAAACTTTTATCGTTAATTTGACCGTATTTGATGCCATTATATCTTGTTTTTCTTTATCTTAGCCCCGTGATTCATAAAGGAATCCTAAAGGCTGTATGTTTACTATCATCAGGGAATACCTCAAAATGGTCCTAATTCCGGACTTCCTACCTGGCCATTCTGTTGCCTTTGAGTGGTTCTGCTGGCTGGTGGGTATAGTATTCCTGCTCTTCTTGGTCTTTCTGGCTTTTGGGTTTGTGGCCCTAATACTGCACCACGTATTCCACGTATCCGCCACCAAATCTATCGGGACTTCGATAGGTCTATTCCTCTATCTATTGGTGGCCATTTGCTTCTTCCCATAGCCTAGCCTCACTTTAGCCCGGCCCGCTTAATCGCCTGCCTATACCTTTCCATTTCCTCCTCACGCGTCAACTTCTCCGGCGCTGCCGTCGTCTCCTCCGAGGAGGTCACCTCCGCATCCCACGGGAAGGCCATCACGTCCTGCGGACGCAGCGCCTTCTTCGAATAGGGCTGCAGCATCGACACACACATCATGCGTGCCTGCTCCCAGCTCGTGCGCTCCGCGTGCAGCACTCTCTCCTGCCACGCGTCCCACACCGCCTTAAATTCCGACGGGGTGCATCGTTCAAAGTCCTGTAGACTCATCCCCACACACCCCGTCGCCAGACCCATTAGTCGCTCGATGTCACCGGACTCGTCACCTCGTCCGTCGTTTTTTTTTCGTCTGTTCCCGCTGATAACTCTTCCACCAGCTTCGCCACGTCCTGCGGCTCCAGTCTGTCCGCCAGCTCCTGCGCTGAGTATTCAAACACCACGTTGTCGACCACACAGGCGCTCAGGATACAGCACCAGATCAGGACCAGATTCTCCGTCAGGTCCGACGCGTCCATGCGGCTCACGTCGTGGCCTGTCTCTCTCTTGAAGCGCATCAAGGCGCCCATCGTCATGCGGAAGGGATACTCCTTTCCGGCTATCTTCACTTTACCCATAACTCAACTCACTGTTTAAGCCGTTGCGGTTTCCGTCAAGCCGTCACCGGCCTTCGTCACGGCGCCCACGTTCTCCAGTTTGACGCTGTACTTCGAGTCGTCGCCGGCCTGAGCATCCAGGTCGAGGCTCGTGATGAGATACTTGCCCTTATATCCGCCCTCGGTCTTGCCGGTGCGCTTCGAACCGTCTCGCAGCGAGTACTGAGCGTCGATAGGCTTTCCGGCCAGCATGAACTCCTTCAGCTGGTCATAGGTCGGCATGTCGTCGTCCCCGTTAACCAGATTGCAACCGTCGGCTGAAATCTCCTCCGAGAACTTCTTCACGTACTTCTCGCCCCACTTGCCCGAGGCAGCCTCTTTCGTCACGCGCTCGCCGGTCTCCACCGATGTCGTGATTTTACAACCCGTCGAGAAGGCCAGGGCCACTCCGTCGACACTCAGAATCAGGTCAGTGCCGTCCAGCACGCTATACTCTTTCTGTTCGTTTGCCATTGTTGTAATGTCGTTTTAATGTTATTGTAATGTCGTTCTATTACCGTTTTAACATCCGCCAGAGCAGGGTTGCGAGCACCCCGAGCAGGGCCACTGCAAGAACATCCGCCCATCGGAATGATAATTTCTTCCTCCGCCCCTCGGGGGACCTGAGTTCGCGGCTGGAGGTGCTGTCACTTTTCGCTATCATCTGTGTCAGCGCCTCGACGGTCTCGGCCGTACGGTCCACATGTTCTGCCGTCTCTGCCGTCACCACGATGGTGCCCGTCGTGTCGCGTCCCACGCGCAGCTCGGTCTGATTGCCGCGCGCCCGGTAGATTGCCCCTTGAGGCAGGAGGTCAAGGCTGCCCTCGGCAATCCGCAGGACCACCGTGTCCGCCTGTGTCACCCTCTGCTCCGTGCGCACCGTCGTGCGCTGCACCATGCTGTCGCGTACCGTCTGCTGTGCCTCCGCCGTCGACCGCAGTGCACCCTGTTTCCCGCGAACACTCGCGCATCCGCTCCAGGACAACACAACCGTCACTGTGAGGACAGCTATTAGCAGCATCCACAGCCTTTTGCAGCTTTGCCACGGCTCGCTTGAGCGAAGCCAGTTCTTTCCTTGTTGCATTGAGTTCGTCTCTTAACGGTGAAACAATATTATCCATCAAGATTTTGGTCGCCTCGTTCACATTGTCGATGCGCACCCGCTCGGCCTCTGCCCGGGCCTTCTCTGCTCCCGCGCGGGCCTCGTCTGCCTCCGCCTTGGCCTTCGTCACCGTCGACCGCAGCGTCAGCACCCCGATGATACCCGTCAGGCATCCGCCGCCCAGCAGCACATTCAGCAATGTTCCCCAGTCCATCGTCTCTCAGTCTCTCTATTTTTAAGTATTAAGCCCTATCTCCTGCAGCCACCCGGCCACATCGAAACTCGGGCACTCCTTCTTTACCCCCGGCAGGTCCCGGTGTCCCAGGATCTTCACCTCCGGATGTTGTCCGTGAAACTTGCGGACGTACGTCGCCAAGGCCGCCTTCTGCGCCTCCGTGCGCGTGTCCTCCGCCCGTTTCCCGTCCCGACTCAGCCCGCCGGCGTAGACGATGTGGCGGCTCACCGAGTTGTATCCGGCTGCCCCGTTCGTCACCTCCCAAGGGTCCACCCACGCGTCCTCGTTGTTGTCCACCAGGCGCTCCACTCCGCCGTCAAGGTGAATCAGGTCTGTATATCCCACCTGCTTCCAACCTCGCCCCGCCGGAGGTGCTGCCGTGTGCCAGCGTCGAATCTCCGCCGCCGTCACCTCGCGCCCTGCCGGCGTGGCCGTACAGTGAATCACCAGGTACTTCAGTTTCTGAGCCGCCATCACCTTCTACATATTACGTTTAGGCCTTGTAGCCGCTCATCATCACAGCACCCGCGTCCTCCTTCTTCGGCATGGCGATGAAGTAGTGGCGGAAGTTGATCTTGTTGCGCTGATACTCCGGATCGGTCGACGCCTCGCTGTAGTACATCTTCGTCGAGCCGGTAGCCTTGAAGATGCGCGGCACATAGAAGGCAAATGAGCAGTTGAACTCGCCCGTCTCAGCCGTCGTGCCGAGGTCCTTCTTCTTGCCCGCTGTTGTGTAGACCGGAGTGTCCACATACGTGTAGACCTCGAAGCCGTACACCGAGCCTACCTTGCCCGTCGTGCGGTCCACGTTGTACTGCTCGCGGAAGTTCTGATCCGTCAGCAAGAGGTCGTTCACGTGGTCCGGGCAGAGCACCAGTCGGCGCTGCTCGGCCGGCACCTTCAACTTATCCAACGCACGCTTCAACTCCACGATGTCGCTCATCGTGAGGCGCAGGCGTCCCGTCTCGTCAGCCGCGCCCGTCGTCTTCAACACCGGCGTCTTCGCCGTGTTCTCCTTGGCGCAAAGGGCGTGAGCCGCCTTCTTGAACTTCGCGTCGTTCAGGGCGTTGGCGTGGCTCTCCTTGACGCGCTGCATCTTGTCGTAGCTCAGAGCGTACAGCTCGTCGTCCGTCACCGGCGTCACCTTCGTCTGGAACTTGTCCAGGCTGATGGCGATGTCCTTGTCCTCCAATGCCTGGAGCGGGATGGGGTAGGTCGTGTTGTTCACCAGGACCTCCGGATCCACGCCCACGTCCACCAGGTGAATCACGTCGTTATTCACAATCGAGCTCTGATCCGACACACCGTCCAACCATGAGCCCTCCAGACCACTGCGAAGGCTCTTCACCAGTTCGCCCGTCCAAACCTCAGTTAATACTGCTGCCATTTTCTCAAATATTTAGTGTGAAACATAATCTCTCTCCGTTCAGTCCTGCGGCATCTCCACGCCGTACTCCGCCTTGTACAGGCGTGCGTACTCCTTCGGCTGTTCCTGACGCAGCTGCAACAGTTTCTCGGCCGGCACCTCATGCAGGCTCTTGTAGGCACACGGCTGCGCCGGTGCTGTCGGCTCGTGATTGAGCTGTGCCGTGAGGCTCGGTCTCTGAGCCGGGATAGCCTCGAGGGCCTCGGTCAAGTGCTGGCTGCCCAACTGTTTGCCCAGCTGCACGAATCGCTCGCGGCTCGTGGCCAAAATCTTGCCCGCACTGATGGCGCCGTCCACCAACGTCTCCACGCGCTGAGCCTCCAGCGTCTCCTTCTCCTTACGCAGGGCTGCCACTTCGGCCTCGGCCTGCTTCATCGTCTCCAGGCGGTCCAACACCGCCTGCTCGTCTGCCGTCTCCGGCAAGCCCAATTCCAGGGCCAACTTCTTCAGTTCCATGTCTGTGTTGTTATTAGTTGTTTGTTGCAGCCGCGGCAGGGGGTTCTCGCCACCTTGTCCCAGCGTGATTGTCTTACCCGCGTGCGTCAGCACCATAGCCTCGTCGTTCGCGCCGATGTCCACGATGGACACCTCGAACAGGCGGCTCCGTGTGATGGTGGCGTAGGTTTGTCCCTCGACCACCTGCTCCGGAGCGTCGCTCGTCTCCAAGACGTCCAGCCCGACGCTGACCATCTTCAGCGACCCCTTCTCCCACTGAGCCTTGCAGCGCTGCGACAGTTCACTCGCCTCGTCGAAGTCCGGCTCACCCGTCAGGCGGTCGCCCTCGACCTTTAGGTCCTTCATCGTGCCGATGACCTCACCCCGTCGGTGCATATAGAGCAGCACAGGGTTCTTCTCGTATTGTGCCAGGTCGATGCCCGCCGTCAGCACTCGGGTGCCGTAGCTGTTCACCGCCTCGGTCGTTATGACTACACGTTTCATCTTTGTCAGAATTTTTCGCAAAGTTACCCCCGAGGCGCTCGCACCTCCAAATAAGTATGCAACCCCTGCGCCCTTCTCTGAAGCCGCTGCCCGCTTTTTTGCAGTCCCGCCCGACAGGGGCCCATCTTTGCGGTATTATTGTCAACATGCACGATATGAACAAGACTGAAGCAGAACGTAAGAAAGAACTCGCGCGCGCCCTATTTATGTCCGGCACGCCGCAGGAAGAGATCGCCGACAAGGTGGGCGTCTCTCGTGTCACAATCTCCAAGTGGTCCTCGGCTGAGGGCTGGAAGGAGGCTCGTGCGGCACGCAACATCACCCGTCCCGAACTCGTCAATAAACTCCTGGCCACCATCGACCGACTCATCGAGCAGGTCTCCGCCTCCGACGACGCCGACCAGTTGGCCGGTCTCGGCGATAAGCTGGCCAAGTTAGCCTCCGTCATTCAGAAACTCGACAAGCAGGCCAACGTCGTTGACGCCATCGAGGTCTTCATGGCCTTCAACAAATGGCTCCAGTACCGTTCGGCCACCGACCCCGAGGTCACACCCGAACTCATGAAGGCCATCAACCGCTACCAGGACAAGTTCCTCTCCGAGTCGATCAACAAGAACTCTTTACTCTGATGCGCCTATGGCTACCACGGTTCTTTCCGCCGAGGCACGCGCCGCCATGGAGCGTTGGCACGAGCACTGCCGCGAGGTGCAGTCCTTCACCGGACTCACCGCCTCCGTGCTCACCGAGACGCCGGCCGAGCGAGACCGCCGCATCCGACGCCTGCAGGCCAACTACGCCGCCTTCTGCGAGTACTACTTCCCGCACTTCCTGACCCTGCGCGACAAGACCACGGGCCAGGCCGTGCGCATCATCCACAACGCACCATTCCACAACGCAGCTGCGCGCCTCGTGCGTGACACGCCCAACTTGAAGGCCGTCTTCAAGTGGCCCCGCGGCCACGCCAAGTCGACCCACTTCGACATCTTTCTGCCCCTGTGGCTGATGTTCCAGCCGCAGCGACTCATCAACTTCATGGTCGTCGTCGGCAAGAGTGAGGACAGCGCCCAGCGACTCCTCGGCGACATACAGGCCGAACTGGAGTACAACAAGCGCCTCTCCTCCGACTTCGGCGAGCAGAAGAACGCAGGCTCCTGGTCCGTCGGCGAGTTCAAGACCGCCTCCGGCGTCAAGTTCCTCGCCTGCGGTCGTGGTCAGTCGCCTCGTGGTCTGCGCGAGCGCGAAGCTCGTCCGGACTACATCGTCATCGACGACCTCGACGACGACGAACTCTGCCGCAACGAGAAGCGTGTCTCCGAACTCACCGACTGGGTCAAGGAGGCCCTCTTCGGTGCCCTCGATGTGGGCCGCGGTCGCTTCATCATGGTGGGCAACCTTATCTCGAAGTGCTCCGTCCTGGCGCGCATCGCCGCCATCCCGGCTGTGCACGTCTCCGAAATCAAGGCCGTCGACGCCAATGGCAACCCCGTCTGGCGCGAGAAGTGGACCGCCGAAGAGGCGCGCGCCTATCGCGACTTCGTAGGCTACCGCGCCTGGGAGAAGGAGATGATGCACAACCCCATCACCGACGGAACCATCTTCCGTCACGACTGGATACGCTACAAGAAGGTGCTGCCCCTGCGTCGCTACGAGCAGCTGGTCTGCTACACCGACCCCTCCTTCAAGTCCACCACCTCCAACGACTACAAGGCCTCCCGCCTCTGGGGACGCATCGGTCACGAGCTGCATCTGATCGACTGCTACGTCCGTCAGGACACCGTCTCCGGAATGGTGCGCTGGCTCTACAACCTCTACGAGTCTATCCCCGAGGGCGTGGCCGTCTCCTTCTTCATGGAGGCCAACTTCATGCAGGACCTCATTCTCGACGAGTTCACCGCCGAGGGCAACCTGCGCGGCTACCAACTGCCCATCATGCCGGACACCCGCAAGAAGCCCGAGAAGATACAGCGCATCGAGGCCGTCTCTCCCCTCTGGGAGCGTGGCTTCGTCTTCTACAACGAGGCACTGAAGGACTCGCCGGACATGCAGGTCGGCATCGAGCAGACCCTGGCCCTCGAACGCGGCTCGCGCGTCCACGACGATGCGCCTGATGCCGACGAGGGTGCCATCTGGTTCCTCCAGCGTGGCTCACGTCAAGAACAGTTTCAACCGGTGACCCTCCCGCGAAGGTCGCCACGTAATTCCTGGTAAATAGTATGGACTTCATTACTTCCGACGACTTCCGCGTCGTCATTGGCGAGACCGCCTTCCGTGCTTTCTCTCAGTCGGACACTGCCCTGCAGGAGTCCGCCGTCTCAGAGGCCATAGAGGAGGTCTCCGGCTATCTCCGCCCCGTCTATGACGTGGACAAGATCTTCTCCGCTACAGGCACCGACCGCAACCGCTTCCTGGTGATGATTGTCGTCGACGCTGCCCTCTACCACCTCTCGGCTTCACAGCCGCAGAAGATGGGCTCCGAGGTGCGCCGCGAGCGCTACGAGCGGGCAGTCCGCTGGCTCGAAGGCGTGCAGGCCGGCCGCATCGACCCGGGCCTCCCCACGGTCGAGTCCGAGTCCGGCGATTCCCCGCTGGGCTCCGTCTTCATCTCGCAGCCTCGCCTGCGTCACAATTGGTAACTCTTAATTCATGGCTAAAATGTCTAAACACAAGCGCACACGTGTGGCACCTGCGGCTGCGGCCGAGAGCCACCTTTCCACCGCCTACGGCGACCTGCTTCTGGCGCGTCCCGGCTCCAAGTCCGAGGCGCGCTCCATCATCACCTCCTTGGCCTTGACCACCGACGCCCTCACCCGCAAGGATATTGCCGACTGGCGTGCCGCCTGGCAGATGGCCATCAACGTCGACTCGCCCAACCGCCGCCGACTCTACGACATCTACACCGACGTCTCGGCCGACATGCACCTCTCCGGCTGTATCCAGCAGCGCTCCGGTTTCGTGCTGTCACGTTCCTTCAAGATGATCAACGACAAAGGCGAAGAGGCCCCCGACGCCCTCCACTTCTTCGAGCAGGAGTGGTTCGACCGCCTGGTGGACCACATCCTCGACGCCAACTACTGGGGCCACTCACTCATCGAGCTGGGCCCCCTTACCACCGACGGCGACGGCTGCCTCACCTTCAGCGAGGTGCGGCTGGTACCGCGCAAGCACGTCATCCCCGAGTACGGCCGCTGCGTCGTCAACGTCGGCGACGACTGGCACTCCGGCATTCCTTACCGCGAGCCCCCGTACTCCGCCTCGCTCATCGAGGTGGGACGCCCCGACGACCTCGGGCTCTACCTCAAGGCTGCACAGGCCACCATCCCCAAGAAGAACGCCCTCTCATTCTGGGACGCCTTCGCCGAAATCTTCGGCATGCCGATGCGTGTGGCCAAGACCCAGACGCGCGACCCGAAGGAATGGAAGCGACTCGAGTCCATGATGCAGGACGCAGGCTCGGCCCTCTCCATGATCACCTCCGGCGACACCGAGATTCAATTCGTAGAATCCGGCAAGGGCGATGCCTTCAACGTCTACGACCAGCGCATCAATCGCGCCAACTCCGAGCTCTCCAAGCTCATCATCGGTCAGACCATGACCATCGAGGACGGCTCCTCCCTCTCGCAGTCCCAGACCCACCTGCAGGTCTTCATGAACCTCGTGGAGAAGGACCGCAAGTTGATTCGCAACGTTGTCAACAACCAACTCATTCCCCGCATGGCTGCCCTCGGCTTCCCCGTCGATGGGCTCCGCATGGAGTGGGACGATGCCGTCGACTACACCCCCGAGCAGCAGCTGGCCTTCGAGACCATGATAGCCGACCGCTACGAAGTCGAGCCGAAGTACTTCGAGGACAAGTACGGCCTCCCTGTGGGCGAACGCCGCAACGCCGCCTCCAATTTTTTCGACTAGGCCCTGCTGACTATGCAGGGCTCCACCGCCGCTATCGCACCCTCCTCGCGCCCGATGGAGAGCTGCACTTGGCTGCCTCCGGAGGCAAGGACCTCCCGGACGACATCTATCAGCAGCTCTCCACCAAGTTCGACGCCATGATGCGGGCCATGTTCCGTCAGCACGGCGCCACCTTCTCCGTCAGCATCCTCACCTCCGACGAGGCGCAGGACTTCGTTCGGACACACGCCGCCGTCCTCGACAGCGCCTTCTCCGGCGTTGAGATGTCCGACCTGATGCGCAGCCGGCTGCAGTCCTCTGACTACATCTTCTCCGGACTGAAGACCTTCCATGAGCTGGGCGAAGCCTTCCCCTCGCTCCTCGATTCGAACGGCCAACTGAAGCCCTTCGAACAGTTTTTGAACGACGTTCGCAGCGTCGACAACACCTACAATCGCAACTACCTCCGTTCCGAGTACAACTTCGCAGGAGCCTCGGCCGAGATGGCTGCCAAGTGGGAGCGCTTCACGGAGGATGGCGACCGCTACTATCTGCAGTACCGCACCGTCGGCGACGACCGCGTACGCCCGGAGCATCAGGCCCTGCATGGCGTCACTCTCCCCGTCGATGACCCCTTCTGGAACGAGTTCTTCCCGCCCAACGGCTGGAACTGCCGCTGCACGGTGGCGCAGGTGCGCAAGTCCAAGACCGCACCCACTGACCCCGAGGAGGCTCGTCAGCGTGGCGAAGAGGCAACATCGGGCGACCGCCGCAAGATGTTCCGCTTCAATCCCGGCAAGGAGCAGATTACCTTCCCCAGATACAACCCCTATACCATCTCCCGCTGCCGCGACTGCGACCGCGCCAATGGTAAGTCCAATCTCAGCCTAGCCTTCGTACCGGAAGGCCAGCTCTGCGAGGGCTGTGCGATAATCCGGACGTGCGAGGCCAAGCAGGAGCATGAAGTCATGAAGCAACTACGAAAAGATCTGAAACAGCAGGTCGGTACCCTCCAGCTAGAATCGTCCAATTTGCAAACGGGCCGATATTACACTTCAGGGAACGCATTGAGCCGCGGAGCCCACCACGCCTACTGTGCTGCAGAACTAGAGATGTTCAAGTGGGTGCCAAAGAATCTGGAAAAACTGCAATTCGTTCGAGTCAGTCCTTTGGGAGAGGGAAAAGACTTAAACAACGAGAGAAACAGGAAAAATATCGAGAATAAGCAAAACAGAGGAGTAACAGCCTACAACATATACGAAGTCGAACGCTACGGTGTTACATGGTTTCTTAAATTCGAGGTAGTAAACGACAAGGCAGAGACGCTCTATTCTGCCAAAATAAAACAACAATAGGCCCAAGCCCCGGTGGCGTTCACAAAACGTCTAAAAGAGGCTCAGACCTATCGTCGCTGCAAATATAGTGACTTTTCTTTAATTCCAAATATTATGAGGAAAAAATTTAATGATCAACGGTGGTCCGCACACTGTTTTGCTCTAATTCTAGCGGAAAAGTGCTATCAACGAGATAAGCAATGTCAACACTCCGGCGACAGCCGCAATGAGCGTTACATAAAGGTGAGCACGCTCGCGCTTGTACTGGCCGATGAACCCGCCTTGATGGTGGAACGTCTTACCCCAATAGGTTATCTTGTAGCCATCGCGCACCTCTTCAAGCATGCCTTTTGCTGCAAGAAATCTAATGGCCGCGCCAAAGTCCTCCGGGGCATTATTGATTAAAGCTTCGTGGCAAGCATAGCCACCTTCAATGTGGTCGAAGAGGTCAAGTATCTCATCCAACCTGGCATAGTCAAATTCTAATTGTGTCATGGTGATATGGTTTTGTGTGCCGCAAAGATAAGCACTTTTTCCTGAAAGCAAGCGCCGCCACCCGTCATCCCGACGAGTGGCGGCGCCTGCCAAATGAAAGTTACTCACTGAAAACACTAAATCATTACTAAACCTCTATAACTGTAGACCTCGATATTCTCGAGCAGGTCTTCATGGTTATGATTCGTCAGGCTCTGCTGCAGCTTCATGCGGCTGAACGTCTCACCCCGAAGCCCCTCCAGGCGCTCCCGAATCTGGTCCAGCAGGTCGAAGACCGCCAGCGACTCAGCCCGGCTGCCGCTATCCGAGGCCACCGACCCCGCCCAGTCCGTCACGACATGCAGGCGCAGCGTCCCCTTCGTGTCCATGCTCCGCTCCTTCGTGCGGTCCCACTCTATAGCGTCGAACTCCACGAAGACCGCCGGACGCGGCCACGCCGACTCCTGGTCGATGAACTCCACGTTCTGATTCCAGAGGTCCACATACTGAATGTCGCCCATAGCCATCAGCCGCTCCATCAGGGCCTGATAAATCTCTTTTCTCATCGCTTATCGCAATTTTATATGGTTGAAGTATTCTGTCAAATTCTCCTCGATAATCTCGCGGGCCGACTGCTCCACCTCCGGAGAGAAGCCCAAGAACGCCCGCTTCGGAATCCGTATCTTGTGGCCCACCTTCATCAGTGCCATGCACTTCCAGAACTCCGCAGCCGTCGACAATTGTCGTGTCCGCTTATCCTGGCGCAGGCTCCCGTCCTTACGACGACCGAAGGCGCCGGACGCCTCATAATACTTAGCCCAGAAGAAGCGCCGCATCTTAGCCGTCACCTCTATCTCGCCACCCTCATTGTGAATAGCAGCGTAGGGCAGGGAGGTCGTGAAGATGATGCTGTCCCCCTCGATGCGACTCCCGATACTGCGGCGCAGCGCACCCGTGTCCACTAGCGTCGTCCCGCCCGGACGCAGCGGGCTGCGCCTGCGCTGCCACGCCTCACTGAAGAAGGCCTGCCGCTCGAAGTTCTTATCGAACTCGTCCGAGAGCTCCACCTTCAGGTCCCGCAAGATGTTGCGGATGACCGTCTGCATATCCTTTGAGTCCATCAGTCGAACAACGTTAATTCCAGCACCCCGGCCCCCAAGTCACGCTCCGGAGCCTTCAGCAGATTGTACAGCGTCCGCTCCGAAATCATGTACGTCGGCCAGATGTAGCGGCGCCATATTTCTCGGTTCGACAGACCCGTTTTAGCGTATCGGTCATAAATCTCATTGATGTCGTGAACCCTCTTCTGATAGCTCACGCCCCGACGGCGCTCTCTCATACTTCCTTGGTGCTTCAGTTTCTATATACAAAGGTAAACATTTTCTGCATATCACGCACACTTTCACCCCATTATTTTCACATCACCGCCAAAAAAAATGAGAGCCGAGCGTCTCCCGACGACCGACTCCCCAAACACAATTAACCAATCTTATCATGAACACTTATCATAGTTGTTGTTGCTGCTGCGCCATCTGAATGATCAGGAGCGTCAGCGCCACCACGTAGGCGCCCGTCAGGAACAGGGCCAATACCAAGCAACCGGTGGCGTGTTTCTCGGGGTCGAACTTCTGCATCATGCCGTCTCCTCCGACTTAGGTTCGACAAAGAAAGTCTCGTCCTGAGCCACCATGATGCCGCACTTCGACATCTGCTCACCGACCTCCTCACGGTCTGCCAGGAGTTTATCCTTCGCCAGTTCCTCCGTCGAGCGCACGTAGCCGGGCAGGAACTCCTTCGCCAGCTGCAGCGCACTCGCCCAGGTGAAGCCCTTCAGCGTCTTCAGCTTCGGCATACCCGTGCGGAATCCGATGGTACCCTGAGCCATATCCAGGCTCTTCTTCTTCGAGAAGAGTTCCTCCTGGTGCTCCGTCGCGTAGGCGTGCAGGTTATCGAACGCCTCGTCCCTGCGCTTCGTCAGCGCCTCCAGCTGCGCAGCCCGCTCGTTGCGGATACGCACGCACTCCAGTTCAATCTCGGCCGTCACCTTCGAAATCTCGGCCACAGCCGATGCGTACTCATTAAAAGCCTCGTCGGCCATCTCTCGGGTGGTACCCGTCAGGACCACCTTCTTCGCTCTCTTCGTGTTTGTTGCACTCATGTTTCTTGTTAGTTTTAAGTAGTTGTTATTTTATTCTTTGGCTTCGTCGAGCTCGCTCAGGTGTTCGGTCGCCTCCTTATACACATCGCAGGCCAGGCCTTCCAGCGCCAGCAGCCCCTGATATTCACCCGACGCCTCACGCTCCTCCTCCGTCAGCGCCTGCTCGTACCCTTGGCGCATGACGCCCAGAGTCTGAATCACCTGCACCAGATACTCGCTCGTGATGGAGCTCAGCATCTCCAGGTTCGCCAGGTGTCGCAGCTGCGTCACCTCTTGCTTCGTTTCTGTTTCCATGATGAAGTCTTTTAGTAGTTGAAACTAAAGTCGGTTTATCCCACTTAGTCCGGGCTTTCGGGGGTTGGTTGAGACCGAGACGCCTTGTGGCGCCATTGCCGAATGCCCTCCGGCCGGTCTCTTCATCGTACATTATGACCCGGAATTATAGAGCCCCCGCAAACAGGGCGAGGATAAACCGACTGTGTTGGATGCTAGTTTCGTTGCTCTTCCTGTTGCTTTTTCTGTTGGTATATTTCCACGGCGCTCTTGAGGAGAGTGTAGAGATTAGGACACTGGCACATCGTCGCGGCAATTGCATCGCGGAGCAGCAGATAGTTATACCCTGCTACTGTCATTGAAAGAATCGGGTCGCCGTCGTCTTCCATCTCGCAAGCAACGTGATATACAGCTCTTCGTTGCGGATCCTGCTCAGCCCACGCATTGGCGGCATTGTTAATTTCTTTTCTATCCATTGTTGTTGTAATTGTGGACGTCCGGACTGACGCTTAGTGCGGGTGTTCCAATACAGACCCTGCCGCTGAAATTGCTTTCATGCCCGTGGGTGCGGCTGGGCACCAAGAAAAACACTCCCGTAGTTATGAACCCTGTCCAGCGGGTGCGCCGTCCTTCCGTCCGGTTAATATTCTAGTTACTTACTCTCCTCCTCGTCGAAGAGGCTTCTGGGCTCACCCTTCAGGACTCGGTCAATCTCGTCCCGGATAGCCTCCAGCGTGTGATGGTACTCCTCGTCGTTGAGGTCTTGATTCTGTTCGTAGATCAGGCTCATGATGATTACGACTCTCTTTCTTTCGTCTGTCATTTTAATTGAATTTTAATAGGGTTATAATCTAGTTCTTACTTCATAGCCTCGAGCGCCTCGGCGCCCACCTGCTTCGTCACCTTGTCCAGCCCGCCGTGCCGCTCAATCATGTAGAGCTTCACGCGCAGCTTCACCAGTTCCTGCACCGTCAACTTCCCGAAGGGCTTCCCCGCGATACGAGCGTCCTCACAGAAGGCGTTCACCCGCGTCCAGTCCGTCGTGTCGATACCCATGCGCTGCATCTGATTCAGCACGCGGCTCCGTTCCTTGCGACGATCAATCTCGTTGACCAACATGCTCTCCATCGTGCGGCACATCAGTTGGTACTCCTTCAGCTTCATCTCCTTCAGGCTCTTCGTCCTCCCCAGGGTGAAGCGCTCCACCAGGTCCCGCTTGATGTCCTCGGGGTCTCCCGTGTGGGGCTGTAAACTCAGTTGGTGCAGCAGCGAAAAGAATCGCCCGAAGTCATGCACCTCTTGTTCATTTTTCTCCATAGTGTTTTGAGTGTTTATTGTTAGTGGATAAAGTAGGTTATACCAGTTCTTCCGGCAGCCATGTAATCCGGATCTCTGCCATCAGGCGTCCCGTCCCCTGGCACAGAGGACAGCGCTGGCTGTGTACGCCCTCCATGTCCTCCGTCAGCACCCGCCCCGTCTTGTGGCAGCGTGGGCACTCATACTCGTGAGCCTCAATGTACTCCGTCATGTGCCCCGGCCGCAGGTGGTCCGTCGGGCGCAGGTCGATAAATTGTTCGATATTACTCATGGCTCCGGTTCTTGAGAGTTCGTATTACTAGGCCGCACCGGCAGGTTATTCGTCACCTTCAGCACCCCCTCGTTCCAGACCGTGAACCTCACGCCCGGCTCCGGGATGAATCGTCCCTGGCAGAAGGCCTCATAGCCGATGACGCGAATCTTCACGCCCGCCAGGTACTTCAGGCGCTCCGCAGGCTTGCCCATGGGTCGGCCCTTCGACTCCTGCGAGATATAGATGAAACTCTTGTGGGGGAACAGGCGGTGCAATTCCTCGGCCTGCTCATAGCTGAACTTCGAGTGCTGGAAGCTATCCACGATGACGAAGCTCGGCCCCTTCGGCCGCTTAAGGCGCTCCACCAGCTCCTCGTAGGTGTCCGAGTCTACCACTCGGAACCGCCCCTGACGCTCGCCCATGTGGAAGCGCTCCAGGCGCGCTTGGAACGACTGGCTCGTCAGTTCCTCATAACTCATGTACAGCACCACGCCGTACTCGCATAGCTTCTTGGCCAGTTGCATCGTGAAGCTGCTCTTGCCCGAGGCTGACGCCCCGCTGATGAACCACACCTCGTTACGTTCCGGTTCCCCGAAGCACTGCTTCCATTCCCCGTCCCACGGTATCGTTTTGTAGTTTTTCCTCAGTATGTCCTTCGGACTGTATGCTCTTTTCATTATTTCGCTTATATTTGCCGTAAATGTTTTTCACACTAAATTTAAATCGTATGATGACGCTTATCGCCAAAGTTACAATAGCTCAAGACAGCGCTGATAGTAAGGATTTACGTCAGGTCGCTGACTTCTTTCTCTCTCAGTGTGTTCAGGGGTTCGTTCCAAGTCAATGTTGGTCCGAAGAATCGTTTTACTATACCCCTGATGAGGAATCTGAAGTCTCCGGAGTGGAATATCCAGGCTTAGTCTTAACACTCCGCCGTCCCTGTCGTAGCTGTCACAATGCAATGCTTGTGGTTCAGATAATTCAATCTTTAGCCTTATTGTGCGACCGTATCTACGACCAACACTTTTCTTTTGAACTTGTCTCTTGCTCATAGCCTTATTGTCTTTTCAGTTTCTCAATCTCAGTGTACACCCGTCGCAGCCCGCCGGCCGTCTTACGCGCCAGGGCAGCCACGTCAGTCCCCTCCGGAGCGTTCACCCGCGCCACGGCCACCGCCTAGCGCATCAAGAACTTCTCACGCTCCTTGCCGTCCTCCGGCGTCACACGGCTATAACGGTCGCCGTATCGGCTCAGCATCTCCGTGTAGCCCACGCGCTTGTACTCTATCGAGCGATTGATCTTCTCCTTCAGCCCGTCCGCCCCCATCATATACCAGGCACAGCACCGCTCCGTAGCGTTCCACAGCGCCTTCAGTTCCAGGAAGGCCTCATTCTGCAGGTCTCCCGCCTCGTCCAGGATAATCATCGGGTGGTCGATGTAGCGCAGATAGTAGACCAGATTGTCATACACCTCGCTGTACGCCCCCTTGCTGTCCACGCCGAACTCCGTCGCAATCTTGCGGATCAACTTGCATCGCGTCTTCACCTGCGAGCAGTCCACATACACCGCGTTGGCGTTCCTCGACACATACTGACGCGCCGTGTAGGTCTTCCCGATGTTCGGCAGGTCGCAGAGGATAGCACTCAGTCCGCTCTCCTGACAGGCCGCCAGCTGCGTCGTCACGAACTCAAAGGTCTCCGTCTTGGCCGGACGCCACTCCATCTCGCCTCGGAGGTTTACCCCCAACTTGCGAGCCACGGTCACCCACATCGCGTCGCTCATCATGCGCTCCGTCTTACCGTTGCGCAGCGCACTATACACGCTCGTACTGATACCCAGTGAGGCAGCGTGCTTCGCATCGCTCGGGTAGTTGGCGCGATTCGATTCAATCGCGCTGAGAATCTTCTGTTGAATCTCTGCTGTAATCATAGCAATAGCTTTTTAGTGTTTTCTTATCATCGGTTATCCGTTCTAAATAGAATCCAAGGCTCGAGCCCCCGTGTTCGCCGGCGTCGGCATCAGCCACTCTTCCAGCTCCGCCGCATCGCGCTCCTCGGTGGTCGTCACCTCCACCATCAGCGCCCGGCGTTCCCCCTCGTGGGTCAGTCCCGGCGGCTCGCTCGGCAGCGGCACCCGCGGCTTCTCGGCGATGCCCACCCGCTGTATCGCGTGCTCGCTGACATAGCCCGTGAACTCCGACACCTTCTTGCGCTGCTCCACGAACACCTCTCGGTCCCGCTCCGTAGCCTCCGCCGCAGCCGTGTTGTACGTCCCCACGTTCTGCAGGCGGTCCACCAGCTGGTCATTCTGGTAGATATAGACCTCCTCAACCTCGCCCGTGTCGCTACGCAGCAGGTAGGCGTCCACCTTGTAGTTGTTCGGCGCCAGCCGTTCCAGCACCTTCGT